CGCCACGGCGACGCAAGCGTACCCGCCTTTCCAAATCCCATCTGGTGAGATGGCATTTCACGATGTGAAATGAGAAAAAAAGCGCTAAGTAGAGGAAAACAAAAGAAAAAAACAGAAAGACACCCAAAAGGTGTCATCTGGACCTATTGAGATCAAGTAATAATAGGTCCACGGCGAGGAACGCCGAACACAACCAGGAGCACCCATGAGACCCCTGAAACGACATGGCGTGAACAAGCGGGCAGGAGCCCGCAAGTTCTCGAACCAAACGCGCCGAACCAAAGGCGCGAACATGAATGGCCCCATGCGGGGCGGCATCAGGCTGTAAATGCCCTGCAAGAAACCCCTGGAAGCGTTCAAGGACGCCTCCGGGGGAATCGTCTTCAGCGAGCTGAAACGACATGACATCAGAGCGGCAATTGACCTACCTTGTGGTCAATGCCAATGGTGCAGACTGGAGCGCAGCCGGCAATGGGCCGTGCGCTGCCTGCACGAAATCCAACTCCACGAACACAACTGCTTCATCACGCTCACCTACGATGACGCACACCTGCCACCGGCAGGAAACCTCGTCTACAACGACTTCCAGGCGTTCATGAAACGCCTAAGACAAGACCACGCCAGGGCGTGCAAAAAACAAAATCGCTCGGCAGGGAAAATACGCTTCTACGCCGCCGGGGAATACGGTACGAAATTCGACCGCCCTCACTTCCACGCGATCCTGTTCGGAACAAACTTCAACGACAAAATCCTATACAGCGGAAAAGACAAGACAGCCCTCTACACAAGCAAGCACCTGGACGCCCTCTGGCGCCAGGGCGAGTGCAAAATCGGAGCTGCAACATTCGAAAGCGCCGCATATATCGCGCGCTACATCATGAAAAAAATAACCGGCGACCCCGCCGAAGAACACTACAAAAGAACAAATCCCGAAACGGGAGAGATATCAAACTTAAAACCGGAATTCAACAAAATGAGCCTGCGACCAGGCATAGGCCAAAAATGGCAAGAAAAATATGAAAGAGACATATGGCCAAAAGGAAAAATAATAGTCAATGGAATTGAAACAAACGTACCAAAGTACTACAAGAAAAAACACAAACAAAAAGGAGGAATCAAAAGAGATGAAACTGAAAACCTCCAATACGAAAATGAAAAACTAGCAATGAAAAACTGGCAAGACAACACGCCAGAACGAAGACTCGTCAAAGACGAAGTACTCAGAGCAAAGCTCAACCTCAACCAAAGGAAGCTCTAATGGCGAAAGTAATAGTGGTCGCCGTAAAAGACCGCGCCCTGGACGCGTTCGGCAGACCCTTCTTCACGCCAACCGTAGGCGTAGCAATGAGGAGCTTCCAGGACGAGCTCAACCGCCAGGCCGAAGATAACGCCATGGCAAAACACCCGGACGACTACGACCTCTTCCAGCTCGGAACGTGGGACGAGGAAACCGGAGAATTCGAAAACAACAAGCGCCAGCTGGCGCTCGGAAAAGAAATGCTTAACAGGAGCACACCCTCATGAGCTTCGGACACAAAAACAAATCAGTTGATGTACACAAATTCGCAATGGTGCCGAAAGCGGACATACCGCGCTCGAGCTTCCAACGACAACAAACACACAAGACCACCTTCGACTCGGGATTCCTCATCCCGGTCTACGTGGACGAAGTATTACCAGGGGACAGCATGAAGCTGAAAATGACGGCGTTTGCGCGACTCGCAACGCCGATATTCCCCCTGATGGACAACCTACACATGGACAGCTTCTTCTTCTTCGTCCCCAACCGCCTGGTGTGGACGAACTGGAAGAAATTCATGGGGGAACAAGACAACCCGACGGACTCGATCAGCTTCGTCACGCCGAAAATGACGTCCCCAGCTGGCGGCTATGCCGTGGGATCAATCCACGACTACATGGGACTGCCAACAGCCGGCCAGGTACTACCCGGCAACACAACAACCAACATAGCAATGTTCCACCGGGCCTACAACAAAATCTGGAACGCGTGGTTCCGCGACGAAAACCTCCAAACAAGCGTCACCGACAACATGGGCGACGGACCCGACCTCGCCACCGACTACACCCTGCTACGCAGAGGAAAAAGACACGACTACTTCACCAGCGCCCTGCCCTGGCCACAAAAAGGGGGGGTAAGCGTCAGCATCCCGCTCGGCACCAGGGCAAACATCAAGGGCCTGGGCATCAACACACAAACAGGCGGAACCGCCGGGCCGGTCAACGCATACGAAACAGGAACGGGCCTAACACAATTCGCGCCCTATACAACCGCCAGAGTAGGCGGCCCCGACCTCCTGGTGGACCTCACAGGAACAGCACCAAACCTGCTACCGGATATCTATGCGGACCTCTCAACTGCAACTGCCGCTACCATCAACCAGCTCCGACAATCGTTCCAGATTCAAAAACTACTCGAGCGCGATGCCCGAGGCGGCACCAGGTACACCGAAATCGTCCGAAGCCACTTCGGCGTTATCTCTCCTGACGCTCGACTCCAAAGGCCAGAGTACCTGGGCGGCGGATCAGCAGCCATCAACGTCAGTCCAATCCACCAAACGCAAGCCACACAACCAACTATCACTCCCCTGGGAACACTGGGAGGCGTCGGAACCTCAGTCCAACAAAACGGATTCAATCAAAGCTTCACCGAACACGGAATGATCATCGGCCTGGTAAGCGTGAGAGCAGACCTCACCTACCAGCAGGGACAAAGAAAAATGTGGGACAGGTCGACTAGGTACGACTACTACTTCCCCGCTTTCGCAATGCTCGGCGAACAGGCAATAACCAACAAGGAAATCTACGCGGACGGAAGCGCAAACGATGCCCTTACCTTCGGGTTCCAGGAAAGATGGGCAGAATACAGGTACCTGCCAAGCATGATCACCGGCCTATTCAAGAGCACCAGCGCCGGAACAATCGACCCCTGGCACGCAGCTCAACGCTTCACAGCACTCCCCGTGCTCAATGCAACCTTCATCCAGGAAACCCCACCGATCGCCAGGATCGTCGCAGTAGGGGCCGCTGCAAACGGACAACAATTCCTGTTCGATAGCTTCTTCGACGTCAGGACAGCACGCCCGATGCCGCTCTACAGCGTCCCGGGCCTCATCGACCACTTCTAAAACGTGAACCCGCTCGACTTCTTCAGCACAGCAAGCGGAATCTCCAAAGCAGTAGACATGGGGATGGACTTCACGCGGATGAACGAGGCCGGAAACGAAGCCCACGAAAATCGCCAATGGCAGCAAGACATGAGGGCCACTCAATATCAGACCGCAGTAGCCGACATGAAGAAGGCAGGTCTGAATCCAATGCTGGCCTATCAACACGGCGGAGCCGGTACGCCTGGTGGTGCTACAGCCTCAATACCATCAGGGGGGGGGGAAAGCCTAAGCGCCGCAGAAGGCCACGTCCGCCAGGGCCAGCTGGCGACCGCACAACAAGCGGTCCAAACCGCACAAGCGGACAACGTCAGGGCAAACACAGGACTGCTCGAAGCACAAACTGAAACCGAGCGCAACAAACCAGAAAACCTCCGGGCAGACACCGCCCTCAAAGGAGGCCAGCTCGGCCAAGCCCTGGCCGCCGCTCAAGACCTCCTCGCAAGCGTACAACAGCGCGGAGCCTCAGCTGCAATGATGAACCAGCAGATAGTCAACATGAAGGCCGAACTACCGAAAATCATCGCCGCAACTAGACAACTAGAAGCCCTGACCAAACTGAACCTGGGCCAGCTCAACCAGGCACTGGCAAGCGCAGGACTGCACGGAGCCGAGGCCGACCGAGTGCGCCAACAAATACAAGCAGGACTCCCAGGGATCGAACGAACCCTACAAGAACTCGAAATAGCGCACCGGCGCCTGCAACAACCAGGGCAAGAACAACAATCAATACTGGACGAAAGCTTCGCCGGCACGTTGTCCAGGACAATCAAAATGCTCAACCCCTTCGGGGGAATCGTCGGGGCAATAGGAATCGGAAGGCAACCAGCCAGGAGAACAAAATGAAAGTCGTCGATATCAACGCACGCAACGGCTACAACTACGACAGGGACAAGGCGAGCCTCGAAACCGGGCTCAAATGCCCGGAGGAATCGCTCACCAAACAAAGCTTCACCGAAGAAGCGGATATCAACACCATCGTCCGACGCTTCAACCTCACCGGCCAGCTCCCCGAGAACATCCGCCAGCCGGTATACGCGGACTTCGAAAACGCGTTCGACTTCCACAGCGCAATGAACGCGATCCGGGCCGCCCAAGAGAGCTTCGACGCGATGCCAGCGGACCTCAGAGCAAGGTTCCACAACGATCCAGGCGAATTCGTGGACTTCGTGAACGACAACGACAACAGGGCAGAGGCCGAGAAAATGGGCCTGGTCCTGCCCAAAACACCGCTGGAAGCGACGCCGGACCCAAAGACAGGGGAAATCACCTCCCCCCCTGTGACCCCCCCCTAAAGCTAAATAGGCGCTACCTCGCGCCATCCGGGCCGGCCGCGCGCAACCAACGCGCTGAAGGCCGGCCCAGGGA